CCAGCCGTACTGAATGACCCTGACGATTGAGTTAGCTCCCCTTTGTTACGGGTAACTGCTTCTGTGCCGATGGCTGTGGAGTAGGATGTAGCGGCAGTGTTGCTCAGTCCGCCAGGCACGCAGGAGCCTATAGCACTGGCTGCGATAGTGTTGTGGCTTCCGCCAGCGATCACTGAATGTGGTACGTCGTTGACGCAGTCCTCGCCAGACAGCGTACCGGAGTAGTCGCCGTTGGCTTCGTTCTCATCGCCTGCCGCTGTGGAGTAGTCGCCTGCCGCTGTGTTGTACTGCCCGCTGGTGACTGATGCGTATGTGCCGGTGACAGTGTTGTTCGCCACTCGGCCTATGTTCAGTCCGGTCGCTTCTACCAAACCAGTAGGACCAACGGAAAATACTTCTGAATCCGCATTCGTGCAGGCAAACAACTTAGCGTTCACCAGAGTTGCGGCTGCTGTGGAGTGTTCGCCATTCACTACGAATACGGCACTGCCAATAGCGGTAGCCGTGTCGACGTTTGTACGGCAGTTGAACCTCATTGAGCGGTTGCGTCTACCACTCAAGTCCACATTACCTACCGACTCAATCTCGGTCCAGTAGTGGTTGCCGTTCGATGCGTTGAATCCGATCTTGATCGCTTCGGAATTGTTTTCCGTCTGACCAGTGAAGAAGTAGTCCAGCACATCACCCAAGGCGGTCAGGTTGGAGTGAATGCGTCCGTCATCGTCGATGGTCGGAATGCTGTTCTGTCCGGTTGCTCCACCAGTTCCGTCAAACCGAACGATGGCATTGTCCGTGCTGGAGCCTGGGCCTGAGAACGATCCGCCGCCACCGCCGCCACCGATCCCGGCATCTACCCAACCGCCGCCTGCTCCGTCGTTGACCTCGAACTTAATCGACCCGTCACTGGGATCAATCCGCATACGGCACAGTTGACCACCCGCCGACTCAGTAAGCTGGATGGATGGAGCAGTCGCCACCACCCCTAACGTAGCCACCTCAAACTGGGCGGTTAGTACGTTTGAACTGTATTTGTAAGTGTGCTTGTTCGACACGCTAACCGTCCTTACTGATATCTATGTCGCAGATACTGCTGATGTTAGTACCCGCCTTTCCTGTGAACACCACACTCAAACCGCCGTTGGTCGTGTCGGCGGACACCTCTAAGTCCCAGTCCTCGTCGTCACGATGGGGGATTGTATACGACGCTGAATTCAGGACCGTAGTGGCCGCACCCGTCGAACGGCTGAGGGTCGCCTCAAATCCAAAAACGGCCCTCTGTGAGTTGTCTGTTTTGCGAGAGAGGCACGTCCCTTTGATAGTGGCCGAGAAGTTGTCCGGTATGGCTATGATGTTTTCGGACCCTGCTGCCGCACCATCAGTGGTAAGTGCTGTGGGCGTGGCGTCCGAAGTGGATGCCTTGAGCGTCAGATCAGGCGGTTGTTCCCTGAAGTATACCGACAGGTTGTCGATACTGGGCCGAGTCGTTTCGTTCTCGCCTCTTTCAAGAACCGCTCGGATCGTTGCGTCCTTGAACTCATAGGTTCCTGGCTCGAACGGAACAAACGTGCCTGTGTTCTCCACGTCTATCCACAGCAGTACAGGAATTTCAGAGTCTGCTACGGAGGATGTGATTCTAGTGTTCGCCAGCGAGTCAATGAGCATCGTCGCATCGAAGATGTTCAGCGGGTCGGCGGTGATCGCAGACGCGGTCATCTGATGCCACAGCCTACCAACTCTCTTGTCTGTAAGATTGAACGGGAAATCGTAGACCGCGTAGGTGGAACCCTCGTACAGGGTCAGGGCATTGGACACCACTTCCAAGGTGTCTCTGACTGTCTGGTCGTACCAGTAATCAAGGTCACTGACGAAAGTGATGTTCGTCGGCGTGTTGAAGGTCACGGAGTCCTCACCCGGCCAAGACCCGGTAGCACCTGCAAACTTACCAACTACGGTTGCACGTAGGCTTTCATATCCCAGTCCGCTTTCTTCGTCAGCCTCGTAGAGCGTGTCGTTTATCCACAGCCTGCCGTGGGCCGGAGCGCTTCCGTCAGTTAGTCGCCAGTCTCCTTTGTCGATGTCGAAGGTGACCTCAAAATCTCCCGATGCGGGTATTGAGGCGTTAGGTACTTCGATCCGCATGTTTCCGATGGTCGAGGACACGAAGTCGTTCTCAAATTGCTCAAGTTCCTGGCCGGAAGAAATGTCCAACAGCCGCTCAAACCAAAGAACCTGGTCCATCGACCCGTCGAAATCTTTGCCGATTCGCAGGTCACCCGTGCCGTCTACCAAACTACCAACGGTCGATGCAACCTGGGTATCCCCCCTGCCGAGTCCAACGGTTAGTTCGTTCGCAGTGTCGTCGTAAAGAACGAAGCCCATCTGCCAACTGTCCTGAGACATCGCAACAGACTTAGTCACTTGGGCCGATTTAGTGGTCACACTGTCCGTATAGGTAACCCTCATTTGCGTGGAACTTATCAATTCGACATCCAGTGTGTTTCCACTGCCCAACTCGAAAAGACTGCCTGTCCAGTCCGACGAACTGTCCGGGTTGAACCAGAAGACAAGCGACCAGTCCTTGCCCGCAATTGATATATCCGTACCTGTCAGGTACGACGGAGTAGACGACTCGAAAAAGGACGTGGTCACGCCAGCCGTTGTTTTCGCCCCATACGTCCTCGCACCTTCCCCAACAGTGCCTGTCTCGGTCAGTGTGTTAGACCCTATCTGGTCGGCGCGGTTGCCACTTGATTCACGCAGGGGCCAGTGATGTATCCACGATGTCTGTGGCCAATGGTTCCAGTAGGTTCCTGCCGCCTTATCACCGCCCTGTCCAGTACGGCCCTGTCCTACACGCCAGATCAAATTACCGGACGAGTCGAACCCAAGACCCATCGCTCCTTCGCCGCTAATGCCGCCAACCTTCAGTACGTTCCCCGTAGGGGTTCCGGCAGTTACATTGAGAGTAGTTCGCCATGCTCCGTTACGGACGGCGTCGATTCGGTTTCCAGAGCCTGGCCATTTCGACAGTGCCTTGATGACGGACGGGGCCGTGTATGTGTCAGAGGGATCGGGACCAGACTGATCCCAGCGGCTGGCTACACCCGGACCAAGACTGGACCACGTAGGTTCCTCCGTTGTGCTTTTGAGAAGAAATCCGTTGACAAAAGGTATCAGGCTCACCGTCACCGTAGTCTCTGGGCCGTAACTGACACTGTCGGCGGAAAATCTCAACAACGGCTTTATTCGGAACGTGACACTCCTCGTTGTATTGACCGGGAACGGTGCGGAGAAATAAGTGTCTGTCGCGTTGGCCAGAAATGAGCCATTCGCCCAGTCAGCACCTTCCTTGATTTCGTACTGTACTGTTTCCGGGATGCTGACTGCGTCCCACGTAAGCCGGACCCCGTCATCCACCTGATACGCACGGAAGTTGGTGACCGCAGGTAGTGCCTGAATGCTGGTATCTACGGACGCTACCCCCGTGCTAAGGTTGGCAGGGGACATAGTGTCCTTGGCCCGAACATGGTAGGTCTGATCCTCGTGAGTTCGTGCGATGGCCGTATAGGAAGAAGCGTAAACCGGATCGACAAGCACCTCGGCCCCTTCGGCGGAGGAGCCTCTACTTACCACGTATCCTGTTAGGTCGATGTCATCTACGTCGTCCCAGTCCAGAACGACCTCGGTGTAACCACGAGTGGCCGTCAGGTTGGTTACGTCAGGAGGCGGCGCAGTCTTGCCGATTACTAACTGGTCCGTCACTTCCAGAACCGAGGATGACTGGGAGTAGTCCGACTGACTGATCAGTGCAGTAACCCGAAATGACCAGTACCCGTCTGCCGCGTTTGCGATCTCAGCATGTACGTTCGGAGTCTCGGGAAGGAACGTCCATTCCCCCGGTGGATCAGTTACGTCATTGGTAGTTTTACGATTCCGTGTTTCCAGCCGATATAGTTGAACACGAGGATCAGTGGACCGGGTCCAGCTAATGTCCAACTTCACCTGAACCGCTCCTCCGACCTTCTCAATCGTCTCGAAGATTGTGAGGTTGGTGGCCGGTGCGACCGGACCAGACGGAAGGAAGCTGGTTGGCGGGGCGTCCAGAATTACGGACGGCGTCCCAATGTTTATCAGGTCGTTGGTGTCGGCAGTTACGCTATCATCTTCGCTTAAAGTGAGAGTGGTGGACGTTACTGTGTCCACAGTGTAGATGCCGTTGTTCGCTTCGATGTCGGCATCCGAAACAGTGATCTTCTGGCCGTCCGTTAGTCCGTCAGCAGTCCAGTCACCACCGTCCATCCGAACAATCGTATCGGGATTACTGTCTACGAAGTTGACCCCCGCTGTGCTGCGGACACCCTCGATTCGAGCGAACTTCGTTCTGTCATAGGTAAGACAACTGAACTCCCACTGGAGTTCTTCGGTCTCCCGCATACTAAGGACACGCCACTCCTCGGGAACCAGCTTTGTCCCCCGATGGACAAACACGGAGTTCGCCCTGAGCGGTTGCGACGGTGCATGTCCCACTGTAACCGTATCGCCAGTGTCTGCCGTCAGGGACTCACTGTCCGCCAGGGTAAGAGTTGTTTCGCTAACGGTAGCCACCGAAAACTTGTCGTTGTTAGCCGACTCAGAAGCGTCACTTATCCTTATCGACTGTCCGTTCAAAAATCCGTCATCGACCCAACTGCCGCCGTCAGTTCGGACTACCGTATCCGGGCCACTGTCTACGAAGTTGACTACAGCAGAAACCGACTTGAGGTTGACGCTTGCCGAAGCACCGTTGGACTGCTCAACGGCAAGCGACTCGATTGCTCCGAGCTTGTTTGTGACCAGCAGCGTGTCGCCCGCAAAAGTTTCGATTGGCGAATCTACCTGAATTACATCAGGAGACCCTGCCGTGTGGGAAATGATTCGTCCGCCTCGACGGACTTGCTGCCTTGCTGGGTCAGCGACCTGAATGATGTCTCCTGGTCGGAGGTCCGACAGTTCGACACTGCCCACAAAAGACAACGTCTCCGACTCATTCTTCTCGCTATCGAGTATCCACTTGCCGAGTCGATACGCCTGGCCCCTGCTAGTTGTGGCAAACGCAGCCACTTCGATTTCCCGCCAACCAAACCGCTCACGACGGGCCGGGTCTTCGATGACTTCAATGGACTGCTTGTAGTTGTTGATGGGATCGTTGTAACTGACCAACGCAGCGGAATGCTGTGCCCGTAGGGCAGTACCGGCGTAGGTAAAATGACCCTTTACCACATTGGACCGAGTGATTAGACGCTTAGGGTCTTTCGGAGCGTCCGCTACCGCAGTTACTCCACCCGCCGACCAATAAGACATTCCTCGGAAGGTGGATGTAATGGCGTTGACCACATCGAAGGCGTCTTCTCGGGTGTTGATTACTCCGTTGAACTCATACCGAGGTTCGTTGTTGCCGTTGCCCAGTCCATTGTCGACCTTTTCGTCACAGTAGACTCCGATGTCATACAAGGAGAAGATGTCGACTTGAGTAGCGGCGTCGATGAACTCACCTAATCCGTAACGGGAATTCGTTAGAACGTCATACAGTACCCAGGCAGGGTTGTTGCTCCACGCCGTGTAGAAGTTGCCGTCCCATGTCTGTGTCTCGGGAAGTCCGTCGCCGTCAAGCACGGCAGCACCAGTGGACACGTTCCGGTTGTATAGTCTTGTCTCAGGGAAGTAGTTCGTGGGGACTGAAATCTTCAACCCACGGACCAGAAACGACCGCTGAGGAACTCGACCGCTGAACAATTCACTGTTGACCCGAATGGCGATCAGGGCCGAATCCGGGTAGGTCAACTGGACCTTCTGAATCTCCGTGTAGCTGTTGACGAAAATGTTGTTCTGAAGAGTCGCCTTATCTGAATCCGGGGTTACGCGAGTCACTTGGAACGTAAGTGGAAAGGTAAGGGGAGAACCGAAACTCTGTAGGACTTCGCTTGAGTCCGGGTACTGACCAGTGAGTCCAGAGAAAACGATTTCACTGGACCGCTCATAGGGACTGGTGTTTTTGCCAGTAACCTCGTCCCGGATAATTTCCAGAACCGCCCCACCGGACTCCTGCATCTCAACCTTGTACTCGACCTTGCTGGGAACGAGTGACCCCTTGCTGTTCTGAAGATACAGAGCAGGTATTCGTATCTTGAGACGTATGCCGTCGATGTCGTCGTCCGAAACCACAAACAGTACAGGGCTGGGATCGGTAACTTCCTGATTTACGGTTATCTCCGATTCGACCTCGGAGAATTCTTCGATAACGTCCTGGGTCGGCAGGCCAGTCCGCTCCCACATTTGGACGCCCTCGAACCGTAAATCTGTCAGGTTCTCCGGGGCACTGAGTGCAGGCTCGGAAAGGGTGTCGTCCTTGTAGCCTCCGTCCGGCCCTTGGACCTGCACGTTGTCAAAATACACTGCCTTGAGAGGGAAGGCTTTGCCGTCATCGCCCTCTCCGGTATAGAGGCCCACGATCTCCCCTTCGGAGATCAAGTCTACAATTCGAGCAATCGCCTTCGACTGAAGTGTGTTCGGAGACTCCGAAGGTGCGGACCCGCCGCCGCCTTTGCCGCCGCCAGCACCACGGATGATAATCTGTTCTGGGAGATCAGTGTCAGACATTGGAAAGGTCCACTATTTCGATACCGCCTTGAATCAGAACAGAGCCTGTCCTGATGTAGCCGTACACAACGGGAACAGGCCCACCCTGCTTGCTTGTGTTCACTGCACCGTCAAAAAGAAATGAGTTGCGTTGATCCGGGTCTTCTCGATCTTCGGGAGCATCTGGAGTGAGGGCCGTTGATATGAGGTACAGCACACCCAACAAAAGCACGCCCTTAAAGATCGCACCGAACCCACCAAGCGCCCCGAGTCCCGCTGCACCACCAAACGCACCACCCAGTGGAATCCCCAGCGGGGCGAACGCAGCACCTACTACCGGCAGGCCAGCGAACAGACCGAACAATCCCTTGATGTTGCCCTCGACTATCGGCTCGATGTGTATCTCGTCCGCTGATGTGCCGAAAGAAATCTCCGCGTCCGACTTCAGGACTCGGTCGCCGCATCGGAATTCAAAATACTTCCCATAGATCGCCTTTGAGAAAGCTCCGCGTGTGTTGCAGTCCATGAGACGTATGGCCTGAGCAGGTCCGCTGACGTTCATAACGAAACGCTCACCGAACATCTGGGACAACGCACCATGTAGTACCAAGGTTTTCATTGGATCGTCACCTTTGGAGCAGACCTGTCCATAAACGAGTTATGTCGAGCAACAAACCGAACGTATCGCATCCACGGCCCGACAGGCTCGCGTCTCGAACTACGCCCTTCCAGTTGGTGCAGCACCAGACCATTGCCAACTAACAGACCACAGTGGTTTATCACGCCGGTACGGCCAATCTTGCCGAGAATAACGTCCCCTTCCCGTGCCGCACTTTGGGGGATCACAGTAAACCCAGTTTCGATGATCCTGTTGTGCCCCAAGAGGTCTAGAGCCTCACCATGCGGTGGTTCGTGCTTGTACCAGTTCTCGTCACGGGGGATGTTCTGTAGAACAATATCGAACTGACTTCGATACACGTCCCGGACCAGTCCCCAGCAGTCGTGATACCCGCTAACGAAAGACCGGCCAAGTAACGGAGCGACGGGGAGTTGGTCTCCGAACCAGTGTATCTCTCCAGCGGAGTTCTGGGTGCTGTGGAGAATCCCCCAAGGAACTGCCATCGCCTGCTGACTCGACATATCGACCCGACTGGGGGCGGTGGATACGTCGAGGCTGTGACTGTGAATGATTGCCAGAATAGGCTCGTCGGGACGGACCCCTATCGCAAAGGAATGTGTCGGGTTGGTCGAAACATTCTCAAGAGCCTCATAGATAAGGCCGTCAGGACTCTCTATGACGCACCCGACCGACTCATTCGGATATTCCGCTACTGCGTGAGCGCTCGCGGCCTTGGCGATTGCCTGATTGCCTACAAACTGATCCACAGCAGAACTGTGCGACATAGGAATATCTCTGTTGGGCGGCTATCAACTCTCACGGCGGATTCTATCAACCGCCGGGAATCCTCGGAATGGCAGTGGCTGATCCAAAGGGACGAACCGAAGTCGGCAATCACTTAGCTTTTTACCGCATACGTCGGCACTCCAATCCGTGGTAGGGAGTCCAGACTGCGTGAAATACGGGTCTTCGGGAGCAGACTGGTCCGCATCCCCACCATCCCGGTCAGTGTCCGAACCAGCGTAGGGGCAGGTCGCGTTGCTGTAGTCGAAAGTGTCCGGGGTATTTTCGACAGGTGTTCGGTAACGATGATTGCAAAAGCTCCTGACCACTTGCCGACTGGGCAACTTTCTTCCGTCCTGGTCGATAGCGGCACTAAGCTCGAATTCCACCATCGCCTCGTCTTGCGAAACACGACGCTCAATCTGGTAAATCTCCTTCCTGAAAGCCTCGCCGTCAGGGTCAGACCCTACCGGACTGTCCAGGAACTTTTCGTAAGTGACCCAGCGGGTGATCGTCGCCCCAAGAGGATCGCCTGTGTTCTGAATGATGCTGCTCATCAGTAAATGTATGTTACTGATTCGGAGTGAGGGAGTCGGCAGCGAACCCTTGCCGGAGAACTCCCAGCCCGAAGCCTCAATCGGCAACGGCACATAGGGAACGCCCTTCCAAAGAAGTGTCGCGTCAGTAGGCGCACCGCTATAGAACCGATAGAGACCACCGCCCAGACTCGTGGCATCGAACTCGAATAGCTCAACTATCGGATCGGGAGATAGCTTCTGGTTCTCTTGTTGGAAGTCCGTCATTCTTCCGCCCCGTACCACCGTTTGAATGTGACCTGGAAATCAGAAGACGTGGCCTTTTCGTTCAGTCTGCGATACTCGCCATCCTGGACCCACAGCTCGGGTCCACTGCCCCCCGGTCGCGTCCAGTAGAAAGGACGAACTGCGTTCAAGCCGTCCAGGAACGTCTCCATTGCCTGAACAGTAGTGTTGTCGGCGTCCTTGGCCATGAACTTATACGTGCGGTCCTGTGCGACCAGTCCCGCCTGTGTCCGCTGCTCATAACCGTCCCCCAGTGCAGCCTGGAAGATTCGAGGCTTAACCGTGTGCCCACCAGACCCCCGGTGAGCTTCGTAGTTGAATGTCGGTGCGGCCATTAACCATTTCTCCTGTCGAACACGCCACCCTTACGCTGTGACTTAACCGCAAGCTCCGTCCATGACCGCCTGACTGCGGCATCTACCATCTGGGCCGTGACCTCGGGGTCATTGCCTTCCTGATTGATCACGATGCTCGGAGCGAACACTGTGGAACCACCACCGCCGCCACTGGGCGGCATCTTCCCGGTCTTGTTGATGTACTCCAACGCACCGAGGTTCTGCTTCGTCGATCCGGCGTTGATGACCATTTCACCGGGACTCAATGCGGCCAGTTGGTTGTCGGACCTCGCCCCGCCGAAGCCACTTACGATTCCGCCTGGAGCAAATGCCTGGACCTGTCCGCCGTTCTTGAATCCCGGAACGACGCCGCCGCCAGAGAACCCAAAGAGACCACCAAAGAATCCCATGAGCGGTTTGATGATCAACATGCGGATCACCATGCGGGCAAGGTCTGCGATGATCGAGTTGATCAAGGACTTGAAGTCCAGCTTACCTGTCGTCACGAAGCCGACCAGTGCGTCCTCAAGAGACGAGAAGCTACTTTCAAAAAAGTTTTTAATCTCGCTGGATGTGTTGCCAGCACTGGCGGCAGTCTGTCTAAAGGACTGGGCGGTCTGAGCTTGCAGAGCGGCCACTTGGGACTGCTGTTCCCTATACAGGCCGGTTACTTCCTTCACTTTACCCTTCAGCGTCTCAATAGTGGCCAGGGTTGCAGGATCAACTATCTCGAATGGTTTCGTAGTGGGTACGCCCGTGTTAGATGTGCCCAGGGAATTAGTTGCCTGATTCACAAGGCCGGACAAGAGAGGTCCAAACTGTCCCCCAAACGCCTCTATGATAGTAGTGCGGATAGTGACTGCCCCCTGCGACATAACAGAATTCACCTGAGTGACCATTTTTTCTGCGGCGAGGAGAGCCGCCTCCTCTGCTGCGGGAGGTAGCTTTTGGGCGGCCTTTGTGAAGTCCGCATCGAGCTTCTTGACGGCAGCGTCCAGTGCTGCGCCCTCGCCGCCAGCCTCACGAACACTGGCCTCGAACCCCTGTAGGGACTTCGCGGCTTCCGCGAAGAATGCCCCAATTTCGCCAAGGGAGTTTTGTGCGTTGTTTATCTCCTGAAGCTCAGAAGGTCCAAGGACCTGGGTACGCAGCTTCAGTTTTTCAGGGTCGTACATAGAGAGAAGTTTCTCTATGTCCGTGGACAATTTTCCAACCACCACGGAGTCTTCGCCGGTCAGTAAATCCTTAGTTTCTTTTACTATGTCCTGGACCTTACCTGCCTCGGCCTTAACTTTCCCGAAAGCCTCGGCGTATGCGTTGATCGCCTTCGTAGGAGCAACGGCGTCGTCAATCTCACTGGCGATATAGTCCCCGGCAGCAAATAACGAACTGGCCACCAACTTCAGTGCGCCGCCCTCCTTCTCCAGCTCGTCCATTACAGAATGAAACTCCTTGGAGAACGCTTCCGACGCAGTATCCATCCCGACAATTTTCAACAGGGACTCGGCGCTAAGGACTCCCCAGTCAGTGTCCTTTTTCTTACCAATCCTTGCCCACATCTCTCTGTAGGACTCCACCCTTTCCGTGCTCTTTTCTAAGTTCTCATCCAATTCTTCCACATCTGTGAAGTATTTAACAAACGGGTTTATGTCCATTACACCAGCCGTCTTTAGCGCGCCCAAACCTTTAGAGAGTTTTTCGAGTTTGGGGAAGTCGACCAAATTGCCGAGACCGGGAACATTTTTGAGAAGCAGTGCCTTGTCAATGACCCCCTTTAGCTGAACCAGTATCTGCGTAAATAAAAGCCGGAGTGCTGACGCAAGTGCCCTCGCCCTGTTGATGACATAAAGCACCATCCTATCGAATGCACTGCCAAGGTCGTCCCAGACCTTGTCCCAGCCCTCTCCAATGAATGAGAAAAACTGAGACGTTCCAGAACCGGCCTTTGCCCACATCTGGTCCAAAAATACCCCCGTATCGAAAAATACCGTCTTTATGTATACGCCCGATGCCCTGATCCCCGCCACTAGACTATCGAAGAGAAATGACAGGTCTCCAGCTAAACCGCTAAACCACTTGGCCGTAGCGGTTCCTGCGTCGGACATCCTCCGAGTCGTCTCTTGCCAGGCAAGTCCGAGCGTCTCCGTCGCTGCGGCCCACTCGCTCGTAGAGCCGTTCGCTTTCTTGAGGCCGCTGAGTAACCCCTTCCCCAGAGCAAGTCCCCCCAGTGCAACAACAAGCAGTCTGACCGGACCCCCTACAAGCAGCATTATGACACGGAACAGCAGCTTGAAGGGAGAAAGTATAAACTTCCCGACCACAAGACCCACTGACTTGAAGCCTCCGCCTATCCTTTTCCAGATGCTCTCGACCTTCTTTGACTCGGCTACCGTTTTTTTAATTGATATGATCCCCGCACCGCCACCTAACGCCCTCCCGTCAATGGGCGGGGGCGTGCTTAGTATTTTTTGGGAAATGACGCCAGCCGGAAGTCCTGCTGCACCAGCACCCGCCGCCGCACCAGCACCTTCCAATACGGACGCACCTCCCACCAGTGCTTGCGATGCGGCCAAGCCTTTTAAGGCGGCACTAAGTGCCTTCGCGCCTTTGGTCATCCCCGAGAACAACGCAATGACCTTTCCGGCAACAAAAATCCCAGCGTAGGCCTCAAGGATTCCAAGGACCACATTGAGATTCTCGCCCAGAAAAGTTATCGCGTCTGTCAGGGTACTGACAGCCGACCCTACCTCTGGAGTAGTCCCTACAAAACGACGTATGTTGTTGAACAAGTTCGTGAAGGCATCGCCAATCGTAGGGCGTAGGTTCTTGAACGCTGCGTCGATATCGGCGGACCCTTCCTTAATCGCCTTGGACAAAATCTTAGTCGTGATCTTCCCGGCAGCGGCCCAGTCGTATAGCTCGCCCTTAGATATCTTCAATTCCTTCGTGAGCAACTTCGTCAGGATCGGCGCGTTCTCCAACACAGATCGGAACTCGTCACCGTCCAACTTACCTTTGTTGAACGCCTGAGATAACTGACGAACCGACTGACTGGCCTCAAGCCCCGAGGAACCGGAAAGTCGCAATGCTTTGTTTAGAGTACCCGTGAGATCAAGAACTTCCTTTTCACTTAGTCCGAGATCACGGGTAGCTAGACGCAAACGACCAAACAGCGTGGCAGTTTCGACACTGGAAACCCTGGCCTCGTTGGCAAGGTCTGTGAGAGCATCAGTCACTCGGTCGATGCTTCCCGCACCTACGCCGAAACCCTTGAGTGTGTTCTGGATTCGAGTGAAGTCGTCGAACGCCTGGGCCAGATAACGGCCTGCGTAAAACCCAGAGACCGCACCAGCCAGGCCGCGAAGACCCCGCTGCATGTTCCTTAAAGACGCTGCCGCAGCGGTCGGAACCGTGAACGCCGCCATCATTGAAGTGATCCGACCGCCTGTTCGAGCGGCTTCGTTACCCGTTCGCCGTAGCTCGTTCTGGGTACGACGTAAGGAACGCGCACCTCGGGACGCACCCCTGTCGATACTGTCACCCATCTTCTGTGTACGCGCACCCGCCCTCTGTGCCTGGTCTCCGATCCCAGTAAGCTGACGCTCGACGGTTCGTCCACCCTTGGTGGCGATAACAAGTTCCAGGCGTTCAGTGGCCATTAGAAGCTCTCCATCTTAAAAACACCCGCTTTGCCGGAAAGTGCTTTTCTAAATAGCTGCGAGTCCTTCAGGACTTCCGCCGCTCTCTGTGTCGCAGCCCGCATGAACTGAGACGTTCCCCTATTCCCGCCTTCCGCGTCGAGCTTCTCGATGTAGTCGAGATTGTTGGTCAGGTACATGCGTTGATTCTTTCGTCGGCTCTCGCACTCAGTCCTGATCTGAGCAATCGCCGCCGCCATGTTCGGTCCCTCGGTGCTGGCCTTTGCCTGACCCGCCGCGAGACCACCTGGATAATAGGCCGGTCGGGTTTTGGTACGTGGCCGAACTCGGGAAGCCTGCCAGTTCGACTTGGCCTGGCCGGTATCAATGGGCGTGTTACGCACAAGGTACTCGCCAGCCGCAAAGCACGCCTCAGCACCCACCGCATTACTGGCTTCGCCCAGAGACTTTGCCATGATCGACATCGCCAAAGCAAATTGACCAGGTGACTTTCCAGCCATTACGAATCCTTCTTGTTCGCATGTTCAACGTAAAAGTTGTCCATCTCTCGAACAATGAAGTGGAATCGCTCCGCGTCATCGTCGTCCATGTCCATGTCGCGGACGTATGAACGAAAAGAGGCCGTGGGGATTGGACCGGCTCCAAATCCCACCGGCCTATCATAGCTGAGTTCCTGCCAGGCCTGTAGATAGAATTCCAGGCCTGGAAGTAACGACGGCCTGTTCAGTATCTTTTCAGGGAGTTCTTCACCTGTTCGTCTACAGGTGTCGATAATTTTCTGTTCGTATGGTCCCTGCTCCAGCCGGTATCGCAGGAACTCAATTAGTTTCCCGCGTCTTCCTCCATGCCCTCAAGCCGGAAGTAGGCCGTACTCTTAGCGTCCTCTGTGATCTGGGTGAACAGGTCAGGCAAGTCCTCGAAAACACTTACCAGGACATCAGGCGTAGCAGGTACTACAGCACCGTCTTCCAGTTCAATTCCATCCACCCAGTCTTCGCCTTGAAGCGTTTCCCACTTAATGACAACCGTTTTTGCAAAGACCTCTCGCATCAGACGCTCTGCGACCAAGTTGTCCAAAGTGCCGTTTTCCAGATGCCTTCGATGGGGACGTGAAAGTCTCTCGAACAACTTCTGGAACTTCTTGTTGGCTCCACCACTGCGAGCCAAGGTGTAGGCATACGTCCCATTAACGAAACGTACACCTTCCACCTCCAGCTTATCACTGGTCTTGAAATCCTTATACAGACTCATCTACTCACCTATTCCGCAGCGTCTGGGAGATAATCAAACACACAAATCTTGGCCGTGTGTGTATATGCCGAGTCAACTGTCGTGGCCTGTGCTGCGTCAACAGTCAGCGGCAATTTGACCGGCTCGTTCAACTCGACTTGAGCCAAACCACCAGAAAGAGTCAGCAGGGGCAGGTCGATGACCATTCCCGCATTGTCCTGGACCATAGCGATGTCCAGACTCACATCGTCGTTATTACGAACCGACTGAAGCGTACTGATATTCTGGAAGTAGGCAGTAACCTCAGCACTGACCTCGAACGTACCAGCCGAAGAGTCAAAAGCACCAAGTGTGCCGATGGCCTGGTTTCGGTTGTTGTTGTTGTTGATCGAGACAGAGCCTTCCATCACGAACGCAAAGGTTGATGTCGTGTACGAGTTCGCCGTACTCACAGGAGAAAGTCGGAAACGAGTAACGTGGGAACTGCCATTGAAAGCGTCTGCACAGTCGCACGTAGGACGTGTTCCCGCCTTTACCCCAACTGACCCAGACCTATGCTCGGTGTCCTTGCCCACGAAAGTCATTTCCGTGGTGATCTTGTCAGCAGTCGGCAGGTTCAGAGTGAACTCATTCAGGATCGCTCCTGTGATGTACTCGGACTGAATCTGGGTCAGGTCACTGTCGTCAGGAGCGCCGAGCTTACGTTCTAGCTGATAGCTGGTGCGGACAATGTCGGAACCCACTTTGTTCTGGGCCGTTCGACCAAAGAAGATTCGGATTCCCAGAGCATCCGTATCGTCCGTCTCTGTCACCATTACCGCAGAATCAGTCTTGTCGAAAGTCATCGCGTTTGCGGTGACCGACCGAACACGCGCCCATCCGTTGTTGGCCGCTGTAACGAACTTCTCGTCCACAGCGTCACCACCGATATAGACGAACTCGCCTGGAGTTACGCCAAGCTGGGTCAGGTCTTTTACTGTGGTCACGAGGGTCGGAAACGAGCTTGAGCCATCGGCACTAATCGTGGCATCGCCGTCGTCAAACTGAAATCCAACTGCGACCAGCTTGGCATTTGCTGGGGGAGTTGTCTCGTCTTCCAGGTTCTCCGCTGTGGCCAAAGTCGTCGCGTCCGTAGTAGCAACTGCCCGCTTGAGGCCGTTGTTCGCAGAATTGGTAAATCCGCTCGCAAATACGAGATCGCCCGCTACAAAATCCGTATCAACGTCTGCCAACGTGTATTCGTCCGTAACGCCTCCTGTCACCGCTGTGATCGCCGTACTTGGAGTTACGTGGTTGTTGAAACGCTCGGCCTTCTTGTCATACGCTGCGTAGAACAATCCTTCGAGCAGTTCGGCGGTACTTGTCTGAGTGAGGTCGGACTCGAATCCACCAGTCGACTCAACGTCCGTTGTTACGCCCTTGAGGCGAGAACGGGAGTCGTTGATCGTTTCCCGAGCGACGGTCGTTATGTTGCCCCCGAAATCAGAGTAACTGTTCGGCTCCAACTGATGCCAGACCGGGGTTCCGGTGATGGCCCCGTAAGAAGTTTCCTTCGCAACTCGAAGGCCGGTGACGTTTGAATCAATTTTGCTTACAGCAGTCATTACTTAACCTCATCATATTCAAAGTCGACCGTAATGACGGTCAAGAACCACGGACCAGAGACACCCTCTTCCCGCACCTGAGCGTTTCGGAAATAGACGCCGTTCGCCGTCGTCTGTCCCTCAAGCCCGTCAAGGACGACCTTGACGACTGCATCTGCTGATAATAGACCATTTCCCGCTGGAGTGTATACCTCTAGTACGAGGAACCCGACTCGGCGGAACCTCCGCAAGCCTCCGTCGCCACGTAGCGAACGGACACGGGAAAGGTTCTTTTCCACACGGACAGAACCCCATAAATCAGGGTCGCCGGTACTACCTGACTCAGCCTGTGGCACGTCGGCGGTTACGTTGTCATACAGCAACGTCTTGCCAGACGTAGACGCACCAGCATCCCACGCTGTCTTCAGCATAGAATACATATCGGTTCGCGCTACTGCGGGAGTCGGCATTAGCCTTCCACCTCGACCTGGTACATCAGGACCGTATCGCCTGGCTGAATAGGCTCGACTCGCCGTATTCTCCAGACCTTTGAGTCCTCGACGATCTTCTGAAACGTCCGAATGTCCTGGCCAGCTACAACAGGAATCAGAAAGCTGTTCATTGACTTGTTCACTGTGCCGCCCAGAGCAGCAACGGCTGACATGACCGCTGCCTCACCGAACAACGGAACGTAGACCGCATAGACGCCCGTAACTCGGGTCTCTGTCGTAGACGTACCTTCCCACGGAGCAGACGGGGTGGCCGATTCACGGGACTCCTTCAAAAGGTCAACAGTCCTGCCGAACTTTTCGATCAGGTCTTTGGCCTTGTCCTGGAGTGCCGAATAGTCCTTAGCCATTTGCTACCCCCGAACAGTTCGACGGGTACTCACGTTGACCAACAGTTCCTCAAGGAGCATGTCGGCGGCAGGATATTCGGGGATATTGTAGTCACTGACTAACGAAGACTTCGTCGACAGCCCAGCGGCAGTGACCGTTTCGTCTCCGAACTGGTACTCCGTCGACTCCTCAATCGGACCCACCTTCTCGGTTTTCTTCGACACCTTGCCGGTCGCAGACAAGTCCCTTGTATGGCCGTGCAGGTTCTGCTGCTTGGGAACGGGAGAGACCGGGTCCGGCGACAATTCGTGCAGGCTGACAGACCGCATCGCGTATTCCACCACGGCCTGCTTCAGCTTGTCTGGGATTCCCGAAATCAGATACCCGGCATTGTCCTCAGCGTCGATCCGGGGCCACTGAAGCGACTGCGTACTGCTGCCACGCCAGCCTCTGAACTTAGTGCCAAACCGCTTCTCGATGTAGTCGGTGGCTCGGACGAGAGCTTGCTCTTTTTCAGAATCATTTACCTCATTATGTGTCCATGCAGTATTCCCACGGCCATCATGGTAGTCGTCAGCGTAGGACACAGATGCGTAAGAGTTCGCAGCGGCGAGGCCGGTTCCATCTTCAACAGTGAAAGTGAATGCCATTTAGTTCGCCCTGCTACAGAACTACTTGTCTTGCCGGTCAGCAACCTGGTTTCTCAGAAGACCATGTCGCTTCAAATCAGCACGAGTGATCTCTCGACCGCCCACACCGGCTCGCTGTACCACTACGGCCAACTTAGGCTTTCCGCCTGCGTACCAGTGCGTGGCGTCGGTTGGGTCCAACCGCATACATGCCTGCTCAACTAATTCCCGGCTGTCCAGCCCGGCGTCCTCTTGTCCGTCCCCCTTGGCCACACTCCCGGCTGACCCGGAACTGGCCGGAGCATCGACTGGCTTGTCAACTGCCGCTTTCGGGGCAGGCTTTTTCCCAATCGGCTGAACTCCAGATGAGTCCCCTGATGGGTCTTTCGGAATACCACCTGTGCCACCGTAAACCTCCTTGCCGCCAAATGCCTCAAGTGCAGCTTCAAGCTCGGGAGACCCCTCGGGCAAGGCTTGGTAGTACCTTCCCAGATAGCGGATCAGCCCCTCGTCCTCAGCACGCACCTGGGCAATGCCTCGCACAAATGGAACGCCGTGAAGAACCTTGTCCTGTCCGGCACGCGGACCCGCCAAGTAAAGACGCATATCGTCTCCGCAAAAAAACACCAGGTGGCCGCAGGCAGGGGAACTGACCTACGACCACCTAATGGGGAACGTCTAGTTATTGACGCCGTTCAGGCCAGCAAGACCCTTCAGGCTAAAGCAGGCCAACCCGGAGTACCACTTGGTACGCCAGATATGCTCATCTTTGGTTTCTGACTCTCCGACATCCACGACCTGAATACCGGCCATGTTGGCCGCTGTCAGACCCGCGATCCCGTGTTGACGAGAACCATCGTCAAGCGTACCGGCAAGAATCGTAGTGGCTGCGGATTCCGTACCCTTCGTCTGATCAATCGGAAGGTAATCGTTTCGGAAGATCGGCACGGCCCGATAGGATGGAACCTCTGCACCACTCGGAAGAGTGACCACTTCGTTAATCGAAGCACCGCCCAAAGCGCGGAGCAGACCCATGTAGCTACGCAACGGGCGAGCGTTCATGGTGATGTAGTCAACCTGACCGTCTTTGTCAGTGACGGTATCCAGTAGCTCGTCCATGTCGGCAAAAGACAGAGCTTCGCCGTTGGCTCCAGCCGAAACAGTCTGACCCGCATCCAGCAGGGTCAACAGTCCACTGAACTCGTCGCTGGAACCAGTTCCGTTGACAAGCATGTCCTGATACTTACGTCCCGCTGACTTCGCCTTAGAAGCGATCTGAACAGCGGTCTGGTCCGTACCGAAACCTGAACGAGTTTGCTGAATCAGCCCATTGACCTCGGCATCGCCAATGATGCTTGTCAATGTACTTGTGACCTGAGTGAATGTCGCAGCGGCCTTTGCTGCAATCGTGTCGCCAACGCCATACACGTCGACATCACCGAGAGCATTCTCCCGGTTGTAGGCAAGAGCGTTGCCGTCAATACCGTCGAACGGAAGCACTTCGTACATCCGATTAACGGTGATAATGTTTTCGATGATGCCAGCGACGAGTTCGTCCTGGGCCAACTTTGCAGATTCTGCGAGCGTAACGGATGCCATTGAAGCACCTCCTGCCAGAATAGAGAAAACGATTTTGGTTAGTCCAGAATCGCTCTGGCAGTGGTACGTTCAAAAGTCGCTCCTGAACGAAAGTCTGTAATAAATTACGAGCAAGCGTAAACTTCGTCAAGCTGTCATTGCCCAGGTCGGACAAACTGCCCCTTACGAAGACCCGCAGAAATCTTATCCACGGATGTCCTCTCGGCAGGAGCAACTGCCTG